AGCAAGTGTTCTCCGACAAAAAAATGAAGACTGGCGGTGATGTCAATCTGTCTGTTGGCCGCGGTGAAAAAATGCCTGTATCCCAAGGCGCAGGTCTTACGGCCAAAGGCAGAGCAAAGTACAACCGAGAGACTGGATCAAATCTAAAAGCCCCTCAGCCGCAGGGTGGGTCGCGTAGAGACTCGTTTTGTGCCAGGATGGGTGCTATTGCAGAGAAAAGCGAGCGCGGTAGTCGGTCACGCGCATCCATGAAGCGTTGGAACTGTCCGGGGTGGTAGATGAGTTACTCAGAAACCATTGGAACTACAGTAATCAATGTGCAGACGCTCATCGATCACGCTGCTCGTCGCTGTGGAAAGCTGGCTGAGGAGCTAACCTCTGAACAGCTGATCTCTGCACGGGAATCGCTGTTCTTTGCAATGTCAGACTTGGCCAATATTGGCATCAATTACTGGGCAATCAACAAAAAAGTCTTTGGTCTAAAGGCTGATCAATACATCTATCAGTTACCCCTGGGTTCTATTGACGTCTTGAATGCCCTGTACCGGACCATGAACCGTCCCAGCGGGGACTATGCAACCAGTGCGGGAGGCAATGTCGCAAATGTCGCAGACTCCGACATTGACACTATATGTCAACAAACATCCGCCAACGGGAACATCTCCGTCTTCTATGGCACTGACAATCCTATTTATGCCGGCTCTATTGGTATCCTGCCTTACGTTTCAGGTGGCGGTTCTGCTAATTGGTCTCTCATCTATGAGTATTCGGTTGACGGAACAACCTGGCAGACGCTTGAGGACTTGGGGCAAGTAGTTGTCACCGATAATCAGTGGATTTGGTATGACGTTGACCCTGGCCAGACGGTGGAGTATTACCGGGTGCGTGCCTATAGCGGTACGACGTTGGCCCTGCGGGAATGGTTTGTGGGAAACAATAGCCGCGAGATCATGATGGCTCGCTTAAACCGTGATGACTACACAAACCTTCCCAATAAGAATTTCACGGCCAATCAGCCGTATCAATTTTGGTTTGACCGCACGATCCCGCAACCGTCGATCTATCTTTGGCCGACGCCGTCAGACCCGTTTATACAGATGACGGTTTGGTATTCCCGACAGATCATGGATGTCGGCGCCCTGACTGATGAGCTCGAGGTTCCGCAGCGCTGGTACGAGGCGGTGGTTTTCTTGCTGGCTCACCGGATGAGCTTAGAGTTACCCCAGGTGGCGACCGATCGGATCACATACCTAGAGCAGCAGGCCGAAAAACACCTCAACCGGGCCGAGCAGGAAGAGCGCGACAAGTCGCCCATCTACTTTGCCCCGAACATTAGTGTGTACACCAGATAATGCCTATATTCCTCGACACTCGCGGCCTAGAATCTCTAGCCATCGCGGTATGCGATCGGTGCAAGATGAAGCGCACGTATGTCAGCCTGGGGCCTGATCCTAATTTCCCGGGTTTGCGAGTTTGCGACCAGGGTTGTGCAGACCAGAAGGACCCCTATAGGCTTCCGGCTAGGAAGACCGAGCGTATCAATCTGAGATTCCCGCGGCCGGACGTAAGTGTGGCAAATGTCCAGCCAGCGCTTCAGACCGGTGGTTATGGTGAGTTTTTAATTTCAACCCAAGGTAATCAAGACGATCCCGAGAGCAATGGGAACCTTGATGTTATTAGCCCGAGTCCATAATGCCATCAGCCCAAGTCACTATTACCCAGCTACCCGCCGCTGGTGCAATTACAGGCACTGAGGCGGTCCCCATAGTCCAAAATGGGCAGACCGTCCAAACGACCACGGGGGCTATTGCTGCCTCGCCGAGTCAGACGCAGACCTTTATTACGGTTAACCAAGAGCCGTCGCTGACAAATTCTCGGCGCTTGTCCGGTGGAACCGGCATTGGTCTGGTTGACGGTGGCGTTCAAAGCACGCTTCAGATCACCCTCAATGCTACTGCTGGATCGTTAGAAGTCGCTTCTACGGGTCTGATTGCCAAGGATACGGGAAGTTCTGTTGTTGCCCGCACGCTGACGGCTTCTGGGGCTGGTATTGCGGTTTCTAACGGAAACGGTGTATCAGGAAACCCTACGGTCTCTCTCAGCGGCCTTGCGCTTGCTTTGGCAAATTCTGGTGGTACTGGAATGCTGGCTGTTGTCGGCGGCACTGTGATCGCTGGTCGCCAGATTTATGGGACTGCGAATCAGATCGATGTAGCCAACGGGAATGGCTCAAACGATCCAACCCTGTCAATTTCATCCAACCCGCAGATGCCAGGCACCGGAGCGATGAAGGTCCCTTCAGGGACTACTGCCCAAAGAACGGGGGCTACCGATGGCCAGCTTCGGTACAACACAGATACTAATTCTTTTGAGGGTTTAATAAACGGTAATTGGGTCAGCGCCCTTGGAACCTCAGGATTTAGCGGTTTTTCAGGATTTTCGGGAGAGTCAGGTTTTTCAGGTGCTTCAGGCCAGTCGGGATTTTCAGGGTTCTCAGGTTATTCAGGAATTGATGGTCAAGCGCAAAGCGGCATTTCAGGATTTTCAGGCTTTAGTGGATTTTCAGGCTTTAGTGGGATCTCAGGATTTTCAGGCCAAGATGGTCAGTCAGGATTCAGCGGAATCTCAGGATTTTCGGGCTTTTCAGGACAGGATGGTCAATCAGGATTTTCAGGAATCTCAGGTTTTTCAGGCGATTCAGGCCAATCTGGATTTTCAGGATTCAGCGGGATTTCAGGGTTCTCGGGTTTCTCAGGATTTTCTGGTGCGCCTCCCACAACGGTCACGGTTGCAACGACTTCAGCGTCAACGACTTTCCCGACGCTGGTAACTGGAACTTCAGGAAGTCAGTCGGTCTTGGTCGACAGTGACTTGACCTATAACGCATCAACAAATGCTTTTACGGCAGGCATAAACGGTGGGACATTCTGATGGATTTGTCTTGGTTAGCCGATAGCCCAGAGGCCAAGGAGATCTTCGATGAGGTTGTCCTTGGTAACGTCTATCAGGTATCCGAGAAGAACATAAAAGGCCGTCCGGTGATCGACATCGGAGCCAATCGGGGGATGTTTTCAATACTCGCAGCACGGCTCGGAGCGAAGAAAGTCATCGCTGTGGAACCAGTCTCAAGTACCTTTGACATCCTGATTCAAAATCTTTGGAAGTCGGGCACAGACGTTATCAAGCCTCAGAAAACCGTAGTCTTGGATAGAGCTGGACTTACAAAAATTGGGCTACATCAGAAAAGCGGCCATAACAGCCTTTACGGGGATTCTGAAGACTCAGAAGAGGTCCAGGCCGTAACCCTTAAAGACCTGCTCAAGATGGTTGAGGGCAACAATGTCTTTCTAAAGATGGACTGTGAAGGGTCGGAGTACGACATCCTCATGAACGCCTCAAAAGATGAGATGGCTCGGATCTCCACCATAGCCCTAGAGGTTCACGGAGACCTGCACCCTCAATATCAAGGCATTGAGGTCCTACAGAAAAAACTTGAATTTTTAGGGTTTACTCTTAAAGACCGAAAGAAGATCGGGGCGTGGGATCTAGGCCCTCATGGTGAAATGGTCAACTATCGGGACTTGAAAAGAACCAACGAGATTTGGGAGCGGCATCGGATTTTGTGTTCCATCTCTACCCGCGGCCGGTACTACACGACCCTGCCGTTAGCGATTCAGGCGGTTATTAGTCAGAGCCGCCAAGTCGATAAGCTGGTGATCTTTGATGATAACGATGAACCTGAAGATCTTCGGGAGCACCCGACCTACAAAAACCTATTTTGCATCCTGAACCATAAGGGAATCGCTTGGGAGTGGCTTTTTGCTGGCCGTAAGGGGCAGCACCATAACCATCAGATGGCCAACTCTATGGGCTTTGAGTGGGTTTGGCGGGTGGACGATGATGCCATTCCTGAACCCCGAGTCTTGGAAACCCTAGCCTCATATATTGACACCGATGTTGGGGCCATCGGCGGGGCTATTTTGATGCCTGGAAGGCCCTTTGACACCTCCAAATCGACTGGCCTCTTGGAGAACATAGATTCTGAGGTCAATATCCAATGGGATGAGGTTAAGTATCTGACCGAGGTCGATCACCTGCACTGCTCTTTCCTGTACCGAGCTGGGGTGGCCGACTACCACTTGGGGCTTTCAAGGGTGGCCCATCGGGAAGAGACTATGTTTACCTATTCTCTGAAGAAAAAGGACTATCGGGTAATCGCCGTTCCCCAGGCTACGACCTGGCATCTGAAGGCTGAGACTGGTGGAATCCGAAGCGAAAAAGATTCAAGCCTTTATGCCCACGATGAAGAGATTTTTAAAGGATTTTTAAAGTACAAAGACAACACCGTGGTGGTGTTAGATAGCGGCATGGGAGATCATATTGTTTTTAGTCATGTGCTGCCAGAAGTAAAGAATCCAGCCGTGTTTAGTTGTTACCCCGAAATTGTATCTGGTGAGTCGATTGCAACCGCCAAACAGACTTTTGGGGACTTGGATCAATTTAGTGTGTATAAAAAGATGCATCAATGGGATTGGAAAGATAGTTTGGAGAATGCCTACCGCAAGATGTACCTATGATTTTGATAGCACCATATGCAAAAAAACTCAGAACCGGAAAGCAAAACCCAAAGGACTATCCATACTGGCCAGAACTTGTAAGAATGATTGATGGGCCGATCGTACAGGTTGGCGTTGATGGAGAAGAAGGTTTAGTAGAGGATTTTAGGAAGAATTTACCGATTTCTGAGCTAAGGAACTTAATTAGGCAATGCAAGACATGGATCGGATGCGACAGTTTCTTTCAGCACCTAGCTTGGGACGAACACAGGCCGGGGATAGTGCTTTGGTCGGTCTCCGACCCGCTGATATTCGGTCATCCAGAGAATATAAATCTTCTCAAAAGCCGGTCTTGCTTGGAGGCCAACCAGTTTCTGTGGTGGGAGATGGTCGAGCACAAGAGCGACCGCTTCATGGAGCCGCAGGTAGTTCATCAACACTTAACGGAATTTTTAAATAAGAGGTAATTATGGCTCAAGCCGGATACACTCCAATCAAACTTTATCACAGCACAACTGCATCAGCAGTTCCTACCGCTGTTAACTTAGAGCCAGGTGAATTGGGTCTAAATATTAATGACATGAAACTGTACTGTGAGAACAGTTCAGGCACTGTCACGCTCTTGGCCTCTTCATCCGGTGCTTCTGGCGATGTGGTGGGCCCAGCAAGTGCTACCGATAACGCAATCGCTCGATTCGATCTTACTACCGGTAAACTGATTCAAAACTCCGGAGTAACCGTTGACGACAGCAACAATGTAACGCTGCCCGCACAGGCGGATCTGAGGTTCGCAGATTCTGACTCATCAAACTATGTGGCATTCCAAGGTGCAGCGACGATTGCATCAAACGTTACATGGACATTGCCAGCGGCAGACGGTACAAATGGTCAGGTGATACAGACAAATGGTTCAGGAACGCTTTCTTTCACAACCCCCTCAAGCGGTATCACAACAGGTAAATCCATCGCGATGGCGATGATTTTTGGCTTTTAAGGAGTAAGAAATGGCAAACCCAAATATTGTCAACGTCACGACGATTCTCGGTAATACGTCAACGACGCTTATATCTTCAACCGCAGATCCTTTTGCAACGGCGATAGCCAATAACGCAGCGTCCTCTGGCAAGGTTTATAAGATCAACTCAATCGTTGTTGCTAACGTCGATGGTTCAGCGGCGGCAGACATTACGATCAAGATCTTCTCTCAGGACGACCTCGGGGGGACCGGAACTGCAATCGCCTCAACTATTTCGGTTCCGGCAGATGCCACGCTGGTGGTTACCGACAAGACGACCTCTTTCTATTTGTTAGAAGACAAGTCCATCGGTGCAACAGCGAGTGCTGCTAACGACTTGGTGGTTACCGCAAGTTGGGAAGAAATCAATAGTTAAGGAGTTTAGCCATGCCGCGTTGGAATGGTGGAATTATTGGCGTTGCTAACAACGCTACAGTCACATCGGCCTCGGGTGTATGGTCGATTACTGAACAATTTAAGTATCAGAAAGCACTGAGTTGGCCTGGCGTCACAGTGCCGATCTCCTATTTGGTGATCGCTGGTGGTGGTGCGGGAGGTGGTGACTTTCGTGCAGGCGGCGGCGGTGCGGGTGGTTATCGCACAAACTACACATCTTCTGGCCCAACACCATCTCCAAAAGCATCTGGCGGCGGTAGTTCAGTAGAGGCGGCGCTAAACATTACTCTTGGAACCGGATACACGGTAACAGTAGGTGCTGGTGGTGCTGGTGCAACGGC